ATACTACTTTTCCCTGCAACTTGGACTTATGTTCATCGTGGCTATACAACAAAAGTTCCTAAGTACATAGTAACTGGCTGGATATATGCAAGGCCATAGATTTACGCAGCGTTAACAGGAAAGGCCAGAGTTGGTAATGTTTGGTATGTTTGGGAAAGAACATACAAACTTATGTCTAAATTTTTAGTTAATTTGATCATCAGATTTGGAAGATCCGAGTCCTTGCGTAAAGCTGCTTTAACGCTTTTAAAAGATCTTGCAGCCAAATCAGACAATGATGTTGATGATGCAATCGTCAGAATGATTGAACAAAAATTATTTCCTGTTAAATGAAACCTAAAAAATTTCTCAACATTGATATAGAACCAGCACCTCCTGAGTTGGAATTGTCTGTTGAAATGAGATGTCGTGAAATTATGGAAAGTACTGATTATGACAATATCAAAAGGTATTGTACTCATCTTATACGACATCAATTAGATCAAGATGTTTTTTTAGCTTCTATGCTAGGTAGGCTTGTTGAACTAGAAGCTAATCTTGTATTAAAAAAGGTTAGAAAGGAAAAACCTATTAATCCGATAAAAAAGTTTTTTCGTATTCCTTAAGTTCTTTATTTGTAAAGTCTTTTACTAATAATTTGTCAATTTTATCTATTTCATAATTAAATTTCAAAATTGCAGTTCGGATATGCTCTGTAATCCATCCTTCTTGTCTAGAAATAACTTGAGCTTTATTCCTTTCATTGATAAAAATATAATGGTCATAACCTTTAAGTTCTATATCTAAAAGATTTTTTTCAAGGTTTTTACGTCTTATTTCTCTTAATCGCTTTAGTTTTGCAGAGTCGCTCATTTTTCGTAAGTATCAGGAGGGAGTGATAACCAATGGCGAACTCCATTGATAATTTTATAATTATACGTTCCATCAGTAACTATTCTTGGTTCGGTTTGTCCTTTATTGAGTTGAGAAGTCTCGATAATGCTCTGCCTTGCAACCGATTTTGAATGACTTGATTCCAATTTTCTTGATCTTTTTTTAGAGCTTCATTGTACTCTTTTTCGTCAATATTGTCTTGTAAAAACTTATAAACGACATCCCGAATCCAAGAAGTAGGTTTAACTTTTAGTTGTTCTCGGATGTATTTATCGAAGAGTTCCCCTCTATTTATGTCTATCAAAACATGGTAATATTTCTTGTTTCCTCGAGGGTTTTTACCAGACTGAGCCATGAATATCTTTTTAAAATCATCTTATCACAATCTCGTTGTATTAACTTTTAGTTTCCCAAGCTTTAATTAAACGCTCCAATTCAGCAATCCTTTGTTTTGCAGCTTCAATTTTTTGTTGTTTTGTCATATTTCCCCTGGGGAGAGTGGCTGAAATTGTCCCATTCTCTATAATCACGCTCCACAGCATTGATTTGGTATGGGACAAGGGTATGGGACAAGTAAAGTTGTCCTACGTTCCAATAATAATGGGACAATCTATTTTGTCTCATAGTGTTGTCCCATTGAAATGTATTGGTACGACTAAGATTCTTCTAATGGGACAAGATACGCACCCTCTCCCCGTGCGAGGACGGCTTTATAAGACTTATTAGAATCTTCATCCTCTACTACTTCAATAAGACCTTTTTTAATTAATCTTTGGAACGATTTTCTTATCGCAGCATCTTTACCATCAACCATTGGATCGTGAATCATCTGGTTAATTGTATAAGTTTCTGGATGGATTTTTCTTAGCTTTTGAAGAACTTTATCCTGAACAGTTGTAGGAGATTCACTATCTGAAGAAATTTCAGGAGTGTAATCAGCAATAGCAAAGGTAAGATCATCTTTCATCTTCATTATCATTTGAGTACCCATTCTTCCAGATCTAGATTTTTCGATAGTAATGAATCTGCTATTACGACCTACTTGATTAATTTGTTCTTGGGTCGGTTTAGATAGCTTCCAAGTTTCATCAACAGCATCTCTAATAGCTGAAGTTCCTCTAAATCCACCATTTTTATTGGCATGATGAATTATAAGAATTGTTGTTCTAGGGAAAAGAACACCATTATTTCTAGTAAGCCAATATAAAGGTTGAGCAAAGTCTGATTTATTTTCATCAAAAGCTCTACCACCACTACAACCAATAAGGGAATCTATAACAACTAATTTCGGTTCGTGAGTCTGCATTAATTTAATAAATTGTGCATATCTCTGTAATTGCCAATCAGTTTGAATCTTTACATTGCTATCTACAGGAAAATTTACTTCTTCTAGTTGTTCTTTAAGCTGAGAAAGTGGCTGATCACCATTCAATAAAAGAACATTGCCTTTTTCTACAGGAACTTTACTACCTCTAACTAAGAAAGGATCTCCAGTAGCAATGTGTTTTGCCATAGTCCAAGCACTCATGGATTTTCCATCTCCACCTGCACCGTAAATAAGAACAACTGAAGGGGTAGGAAGAATGTCAGGTATCAAGTATTCCCTCTGAATATCTAAAGCAAAAAGATCTGCTATATCTAAGATACCTTTTTGACTTTCATATTGAATCTGATCGACAATAAGTTTTTCTAAAGATGACTGATCTCTATATCCTGCCTTTAATGCCAAAGTATTTAACTTGTAGTTCATCTCAGCAGGATTGTCTAACTCAAGAATATTTTTGGCACGTTTTATTACATCACCAAAATCAAGAGTTGAAGTTCTAACTTCTTGAACTTTCTTTTCTTCAGCTTCTTTGACAATCTTTTTATTTTCAGCAGAGAATCTATGTCTTTCAGGATCTTCACGATCAGCTAACCAGATAAGAGTACCTAATCCGATACCACCACTTTTAAATGAATACCAAGCAGTTGTGCAGGGAGTGTCATAATCTCCTGCATCTTCCCATTCAGCAGCAAAGTCAGGATCTTGTGCGGACCAAAATGACCATAAGGATAAACCAAGATCATTAGGTAATGCAGAATGAATAGCCATTCCAACTCTTACCCAATGTTCCCTGCTACCTAGACCTTGATGAGAAATGACTGATAAACAATCGTGAATTATTTGAGCTATCTCATCTTCTGTTCTATCGCTAAAGTCTAAATCTTTTTTATTTTGTACTGGTTTTGGAGGAGCTTTCATCTCAGCTAATAACCAAGCAGGAGCTACAGGTATTTGTGAAAGATCTCCAGTTAATTTATAAAAACCTTCATCTGAACTATGTCCACCTGGGTAAGCTCCGAAGATAACACCCTGCCTTCTTCCCCAAAGTATTTCATAGTTACCGCCTTCTTCCTTACGAAGGCCATGACCCTTTACCTCACCCCATAAAGCTTCTGGGACGCTAAAGATATACTTTGCTGCATCTTTCTTAGTAGAAGTAATCTTAGGAGCACCTACAAGTGTTTCAGACCATTTTCTTTTTAATACTGCATGGTCTTTATCAATATCGAGAATTACAATACCTTTTCCTCTAATACCTGTATAAAGGCCAATCGCTTGAAGGTCAGAGTTCTTTTCAAGGGCAAGTTCTACGTCATGCTTATCAAAATCTCTTTCCCAAGATTCTTCTAAAGGATTTTTACCAGTAGCCTTTCGGCCTGACTTCATTAAGGAGTCTTTTTTATATATGGGTGCATATACTAACTCTTCAGGAAGAGTCTTGACGAAATCAATAATTGTCATGTATCATTCTATTAGGATAAGTGAAAACCTCCGATCTCTGTTTTTTGTAAGTGAACAGACTTCGGGGGTTTTTTCATTTTAGGGTATTTACAAACAAGGGTCAAGCTATTAGAATGAGATTGTGCAAAGATAATTTGCCCATTGATTACAAACGCTATTTATTAATTTCAACCTTATGAAATTTTCAGCCACTTTTGAAGAAAAAGTCAAAAAAGCAGAAGAGCAAGGGGATCGCCCACTTGTTTCTTCTTACTTGAACCCATCAAAGGTAGATCCAAAAGAACCAGTTTCTTTCGCATTATTGGAAGAAGATCCCCTAATCTTTTGGAAAATCTACGGAGAATCAGTACACGGAGAAAAAGGTAAATCTTTTAGGTTTATTGAAAAGCCTTCAGAAAAAGAGATTCTTACTGAAATGGGTGGTTCTTATCAAAGAGGAACAAAATTCCAGAGTACAGAACCAGCAGATGCTAAGGAAACATACGTTTGGCCTATTTACGATTACAAGAACAAGATGGTTCGTATCTTAGAAGCAGACCAATATCAGATTCTTAGTAAGATCAGGAAATTATCTTTAAATAGAAAGTATAAAAATCTTATGGAATGGGATCTATCCCTTTCTTTAGATAGAGAAGGAGGTCGTTGGAATTATGACATTCAGATTGAGCCTCAAGATGAAGACGATCAAGGTGATCTAGACGCAGCGTGGGAAAAAGTTAAGTCAAAAGGTTTCGATTTAAAGAAGCTTTTATCCTATGAAGATCCTTTTGGAGGATAATAAAAAAGGTTAATTTGTTACCCAAAACTGTCAGCTTAATCCACTGGCAGTTTTTTTATGCAAAGATATTGTTGCAAAGACGCAATATATATACTACAATGATGCCATAATCACCATACAAAATGACTAAATCTCCTGATCCTTTTGCTTTACACAGAATTTCCATTCAAATAACAAATTCTCAGTACGAAACATTAAAACAACATTCAAGACCTGGGACTTCTATTTCAAGTTTGATTAGAAGAAGTATTGATAACTACTTCATCTCTGAAATGAAACAAGCCATAGAAAACAAAGACTATTTAATGAAGGAAGAAAAGGTAACAGTATAAATGCAACGGCTTAGTTTTATTAACCTTAAAAGTTACATTCAAGATAAAGGATTTATAGTGTTAGATCATTGTTATAAATGTAATAAGGTTAGTTATAGGTCTAAAGAAGAAGCAAGACTTATTGCAGCAGATATGCGAGCAAAAGGAAAAGGCCATTTATATGTTTACGAATGTCCAAAAGGAAAGGGCTGGCATTTAACTTCAATGAAACCAGAAAGTAATAACGTAATTAAATTCAGAAAAAAACCTCATTCATTTAGAAAGAAAAAAAGTTGGTAATTGTTACAAAATGTAAAGATGTTAAACATGTTAAACATGGCACTATATGACACAAGAACACCCAATAACACCTAATAACACCCAATAACGCATAACAATTCGTAATTGTCCGTGACAGGCTAAATAAGTGGACATTTCCCGAAATTTCGGGAACCTTACCGAACTAAGGAACACCAAAACGCCTTTAAATATAGCCCACTTCGTCTTTTGTATATATTTTACGAAGTCGTTATACTTAGAATAAGTTAAATATAATTGCAAATTTTAACTATAATAAGACGCAGTAACAGAAATGTTTTGCGTCTTTTTAATTGAGAAGTATAATAAGAGTGCAATTATATTTACTTCAATGCTTTTAAAGATCAACCCTTATGAGGGTGAATCTGAGCAGTATTATTCTGTTCGAGAAATTTTAGAAAGACTTTTTACTCCTTTACCAGAAAATAAATTAAAAAAATTTGGTAGGTTTATTTTTGATGTTTTTAGGCATATGTATAAACAGAAGCCTTTAACAGATTTGGAAAGGGTTAGTTATTTTGAGGAAGATGAACTTGAAAGTTTGCCTTTAGTAGATGTTTACCCTAAAACTTGGCTATGGAACTTAGTAGTATTTTCCATTCAATTACACCCTGACTTCTTTTACGAAGAGTGAGTTTTATCTTGCAATTCAAGGCTAGGCCAGCTAAAGTTAAGAAAAATCTTTATAAACAAATGACTCTTGCCTTACCTCAAGATCAGGATAGGCAAAACTTATTAGCTGGCTTACGCCATTCATCTTTGGTGCGTGATGACTCAGGAAAACACAGAGTTTATCGTGATGAAGAAGAAAGAGAATATCATTCAGTAACTTCGATATTAAAACATACTGCACCTGAGGAACAGAAAGCTGCATTAATGAAGTGGACTAAAAGGCCAGGTTCTATAGAGTATAGAGATTTAGCTTGTAGTATAGGTACTGCAGTTCATTCATATTGTGAGAAAATCTTAAAAAGAGCGTCTATACTAGCTATAAATTCAGCAAATAAACGCAATGGTTGGAAGATTTATGAAGATGGTTTGGCACGGCCTAGCCAATCAATCACAACATGGGCATTACAAAACGCCATTCATGGTAAAAATAAAGTCGAGGAACAATGGGCGTGTAGTGAGTACACCAGAAATATACAACCTTTTTTAGAAGATATAAAAGCCATTCATCTTAGTGAATTTAATGTTAACCATTCATCGGGATATGCAGGTCAATGTGACGCTTTAATAGATACAGAAAATGATGACGGCCATTCAGAACTAACGATTGTAGATTTTAAAACATATGGAAAAGATACAGATAAGCCAGAAAAATATTTACAGGATCATTTATTACAAATAGGAGCGTATAACGAAGGTTTATATGAAAAAACTGGAGTGCGAGCAAAAAGAGGATTGATATGTATAATAAGAAAGAATGGATTACAGCTTCGTTGGGTAACAGCTATGGAGTTGATAGGTTGTGGTGCTTTATTTAAAGAGAAGGTAGCAGAATTTCAAGATATGGTTAGGAACGATCAATTAGTAGCAGCTTAGTGAGGTTTAGAAAAATCTTGATGAGTAATCATTACCCATTGTCCTTCTCCTGTTTTTTTCGAAGGAGCGATATAAGTAAAGGTATCTTCTGTATCGGGATAGTAAAAGATTTGACCTTCGTAGGGATTTTCAGGAAAGTTAATCCAATTATTATTAGGCATGATTAATTCCATGTAATTTTCTAGCGATTTGACTATTAATAGTTTGAGAAAGGATATAAGGTTCGTATTTTAAGTCTAGGTCAAGAGATTCTCTGGTATATTGAAAGTCATCAATAATACCAGAAAGAAAATCTTCATCTAGAGCAGTTTTTTTGATTTGATATTCGTAGTATTTACCTTTAGGCATTTTTTTAAAGGAATTAGTTTGTTGTTGGTACGTTTGATTAATTCTTTTGGTTTATAGAAGTCTTTATTACGATCTAAAGAACCATCATATGAATTTATATATTCAGTAAAAAACATCATAAGTTCATCATAGTTCAGGGAACTTAAGTATTGACCAAAAAAGTGTTTTAAAAAAGGTTTATTAGTAAGTAATCCTTCGATTAATCTACTTTCAAAACCATCTTCTTTTGTAAGTGGATTGTTATTCATTTTTTAATCAACCAATCGAATTTATTTATCCGTGATTCGCAGTTTTGGCATCTTTTGACAGTCCAAGCAAGATGTCCAGTAGTTGTTATTGAACCACAGTTAGGGCATTTGAGGATAGCACCTGAGTATCTTTTGCATCTAGAGTAACGTGTTACTGGAGTAAAAGAATCTTCGTTTGTCATAATAAATTACCAGTTGTGAGAATAGTATCTATGTGAATGAGATTCTCTTTTACTGTCTAGAGAATTTTTATCTCTTTCTTGTGGAGTGATGATATATTCAGCATCACTATAAGGAGAATCCGCATCAGGAGTTGGATCGTAATTGATAATATAGTCAAGATCATCAATTACTTCGCAAAGTTTTTCTTCGAAAGCAAAAACATCAAAATCTCTATTAGCAGGGTCGATTTGAAGTTGATCATCAATATATTTATTGAGATCATTTCTAATTTGTTCTAATCTAGAAGTCATTCTGTTATACCCTCCTTAGATGGTTTTCCATAAAATTCTCCTTCGTAAAATTCTTTATCGTAATCATTTACGATCTCCCACTTGAGAGCATCTTCATTGTATTCTTCCAACTGTTCGATAACTTCAGCGTGACCGAAGTTACGATTGATAGCATCATGTCCAAAAGCAAGTTCATAAACTGCTTCGATAAATTGTTTATCAGTCAAGTGGTTCACCTCCAATTTTTTCATAGCAAATTTCACATAAGCAACTATTACCTTTGAGGTAATAATCGGAATCCCAAAATAATTCGTAAGTACTGTCAATCATTTGACATTCGTTACAAGTGTTTAATTCATATTTTTCAGAATTAAGAGTATAGAATCTTTTTTCTTGTGGTTCGAGGTCACAATAACTTCTATACATAATTTGTTTAATTTTCATTGTGCAATCTCCATGTAAGGTGAATCGAAGTCATCAAAATATTCTCCAATATCCTTCCACCAATCGACTATGTAATCAGAATCTAAGGTAATACAAGTGTTATCGAATGACTCAGGATTTTGAGACATATAATTGTGATACCACTCTGCAAAGTATTCATGTAAATCATCATGTACTTTGTAGTATTTAGCTATTTCTATTGCGTGAGTTTTACAATAGTATTCAAAATCAGCATATCTTTGGAACGTTTCCATTGCTTGCATATGTTGATTAGGTAAAGGGTTGTCAATCATAATTCGCTAGCGAAATTCTCAGTTGAAATTAATTTTTTTAAGGTAAGTGTTATTTAATATAGCTCCAATTTTTCTCCTTAACTCATCATCTTTTTCATCTTTAGCTTTATGATAATCTCGAATTAAATCCTGATAAATTTCAGATTTTAATTCAGATTTATGTTGTAGAAGAATAGACTCTATAGGTTCTATATCGTACATTTCTTCAACTTTAGAAATCCACTTGTAAACTGTTTTATCACTAACGCAATAATCAGCAGCAAGTTTAGAAGCTATTTTAGTTTTCTTTTCATTGGAGCGTAGCATCTCTGCTATTGCTTCAAAGGCTTCATCTCTACTTTCCGTAATGTTCATTTTTCTTCCTCTTTTTGTTTCTCGAAAAATTCAATAGTTGTGCTGTTAAGATCATTAGTGGTGACTGGTTCAAATTCCCAAGGGCAATCGTTATCAAGTAACCACTCATATAGTTTTGAACTGTTCATTAGCTCATCTCCTCAAATCTTCTTTTAGCATTTTTTTCAGCCCAGTAGCATATTTTTTCTTCCGACCAATTGGGGTGATTAGAAGAGAAATAATCGTATGCTTCGTCAAAAAGATTTTCAAGAATTTCATCATTTACAGGGTGAGACATAATAACCTCCTACCAAGATGATTGATAGTAGAAGTTATCGAAACACTTTCCTGTTCCTGCCATTTTCTTTTGCCAATCTAGACAAGCTTGCATACGTTCTTTAGTGTATTTGAGATCTTCAAAGTAATACTTGTCATATTCCTGAGAACCAAAGAAGCAACCAGTTGTATTAGGTAAATTAGCTTCTGCCTTAGCTATTTTTCTATTTGGATCGGGTTCAGATAAAATGTTATCAATTTCTTCTACTAAATTAGAGATATCATTTTCATCAACGTAATAACGTCCGCAGTCATCATTATTATGTTGAACATTTTCGACAAACCATTGATGAATAGAACTAACTTTTCTCCAATAGGCAATAGGAATATTAATTGAATAATAATTCCAGTTAGTAATTTCTATTGGAGCGTTTTCAAAGCCAATAGACTCAAGAGTAGTTTCAAAATCAGGATCAATTTCAGCTTTTCTTCTTTCATCAAATTTTCTTGCAATAAAAGCTCTTTTAGAAAAGTTACCTTCGAAGTACATATCTAAACCCATTAGTTTTCCTCCTTGTTTTGTAAATCTTCGATTAATTTTTCATTAATTTGAATCTGAACATCAGATAAGTTTCTAAACCCATCAAAAAGATTATCTAAACCTTGAACAATAGATTTAAGAGCTTCTGCATTGTTTTGGTTTAAGTTTTGTTGGTTTTTTGCAAACTCATAAGTACCATTAACTAAACCATCAACAGCTTTTTCGATTTTTGCCAGTTTTGAATCGAATGTATTTAAGGCTTCTAAGACCTTTTGAAAATCTCTGTCCATAAATTTGGGATAAGTGAACACTTTCTTACAATAACATTATAATCATGTAAACGTCAATCCAATTATGATATATTAATGACATATTCATAAAATATTATGTCCTTAATTAAAACTTTTTTATCTCAGATTGAAGAATTAGGTTTCAATCCATACAAATTAAACGCCTTATCAGATAATGATTGGGACGTTTTAATAACTAAAGCCTTAAGTAAAGATAAAAAACTTTATGAAACTCTTATTCTTACTAGATGCAAATTAAAACTAGAAAAAGGGCTTATTTAAAGCCCTTCTTTTTTGTTTTGTAATACCTAAACACTAATTCAAAGCTATGAAGCATTTGATTTTGAAATACTGCTAACTTTGTTTCTAATTGGTGTTGTTCGTCCAAAATATCTTCATACCTCTGCAAAAAATCTGCTTTAAGTGATGAGATTTCGCAAAGTGTTCTTTGGATCGTTGCTATCTCTTCAAATAAGTCATTATCATTAGAAATAACTCTATTAGACAAATTTGATAATTTTGCTAAGTCTTTCTGAGCCTGAACCATTTCTGGATCGGTTGCTTTGTATTCTTTCATAATTAGTCTGTTGTTAATTTTACTTGGCCTACAGTATTACCATTAATATCTCTTAGTCTTGTTTCAAGTTCCCAAGAGGTATCAGGGTCAATAACAGATTCAATCGCATTGGCATAAGATTTTAAAATTCGAGAAATCTCTGAACCTAAATTCTCACTTTCAAATGCTGCATTATCTGTATTTATAGAAATGTTTAAAGTAGTCATGAATTTAGAAAAATAAAGAATAAAAAGTAAAAGGTGAGATTAACTCTCACCAATTACCATGTCTGCTGCTTTGCTAGCATTGGCTAATGACTTAAATAAGATCTTTGGATCGGACTTGAGCATTGGACACCACGCTTCTAAATATGCAGCATGGTTCTGAATGTCAATGTTGCTGATCTCCAACCTATGAGCTAACAAGCATGAACCCAATTCTGCCACCAATTCTTCGGCATTATAGGATAGTTGCCTATTTAATCTAGTTTTGTGGAGCGTACTATGTATTGCTTCATGCCCGTATGTCATAAGGTAGGATTCATCATTTTTGAAGTTGTATCTCCGAGGAATTACAATTTCATCACTTGTTGGTCTGTAGTAAGCTCGATCTCCACCTTTTATAGTTTTGACCTGATTTTCCCATTTGAAAAGTCTATCGTGAGCTTCTTTTAATTTTTCATCAAGTGGTCTAGGCTTTGCATTTGATACTGAAGTCTCAATTAATTTTTCTAATTTTATTTGGGCTTCATCATCTAAGCCTTTTATATCCTGAACATTAAAGACAGGAACAGCCTTATAGCTCATAAATTGTCCATATTGAGATTCTCCATTTTCGTCTTTGTCTTTCAATTCAAAAGATCTTTGAATCGGCTGCAAGACTCTCGCACTTTTAGAACCTTTCTTGATAGTGCAATTTATGGAACGTGCCTGACCTCCACCAATAAATAAGGGGAAATGCCAGTTGCTTAATGCTGACCTGATGCACAATAATGCAGGGTTAGAACCTCGATAAGCCTTGCCAGTAAGGACATTTCTAAATCCACCTTTACAATCCCATTCTTTTCTCCACGGATTAACTCCTGATTCAAGAGCCTTAATTAAATCATTCACAATGACTTCTTCAGGTTTTAAATAAGATTTTTTGCCATTCATGGATTTTTTGCCATTCATGCCGACATTCATAACTGTCATGATTTTTTTAGGATAAATGAATTTTTTTTTTGAAAAATTTTTAAAATTTTAGAAAATTAGAAAAAAAGGGGAAATTAATTCCCCTAAAAAATTTTAATAGAGCCATAAGGTTCAACGACTTCTTCAAACATTAAGTCAAAATCTTTTTTAGACTCAGAATTTAATCTTTCATAAGAAGTTCTTCTTGTCCTCCTGATGCTTTGAAGCATTAAGTTAAGTTGAGAGTCTGTAAGTTTAAAAACTCTCATTTTTTTATCAGACATTTTTTAAGCTCCTAATAAAGAATCCAAGAATGATTGATCAACTTTCTGAATTGTTGTCTTATCTTCGACCCAATCGAAATATTGTGTAATTTGTTTCTGGGTCGTTCTGGAATGATTTTCTTTAGTCCTGATGCACTCGCCGTTGTTGTAATAACAAGCAACAGGAGTTTCGTAAGAAACTAGAATTTCTTTATCTGAGAATTTAAGGAGCGTTTTATTAGCTCCTAGTTTTTTGATTTTCATTTTTTAGTTGTTGTAAAGTTTGTAAGTTTTTGGTGTGGATCTCATGGAAAGCTTCAACTAAGAAGCTGCCCATGTAAACCGACCAACCAAGAGAAAAGAAAATAACTAAAAATTTAATTGTTTTCATTTTTGTTAACCTCTGAAGTTTCGAAGTCATAATCTAGTCTTTGTTGGTACGGACTGAGAATGTCGAAACACTCAGCCCAATTAATACCACCAAAATAGAAATTGTATTCTTGTTCACCCATCAGAAAAATCTCCTGATGAATGATTGAAACCAATTTCGTTTCTTGATGACTCTAAAACTTGCAGGAATTACCAAAGTTTGATTTTCATTTCTCGCAGGTTTTAAAACTGTGAACTTTGGAAGCTCTACAGACTTAACAACTTCTACTCGATGAAAATAAGGTTGCCTCTGGTTCAGTTTTTGACAAACTGCCAAAGCCTGTTCTTGTGTTCTACGCTCGCTAACTAAATTCCATTTTGGATTCTTAGTTGCATAATCAATCCCATTGAATTGAGTAATTTGATAAGCGAAAGCCATAATTTTAAAATTAACTTTTGGTTAAGTGAACATAAGTAAAAAGTAATTACCTTTTACTTAGAGGCTGATCTACTGCTCCCGTTAATGTCTGGAGAGAGAAAGAAAGCTAGTCCGAAGATCTAAGCTCCTGCTGTCCCTGTGTTTTGGCCTGAGTGATGCAGCCTATGAGTAAGAGGTAAAAGAGGTGAACTGTCTCAGGTGTTGACTCATTTCCTACCCGACCTTAATTCGTATCGGTGACGGAGCGTACTTGACGCAAGTGCTACCACGTTGACGGGGTTTTTATCTCCCCTGCCTGAGATAGATATAATTCGAGTGAACTATATATATGTATTATAGATCCATTTTGCCGTTACTGTGATGTCAAACTTAACAAATTGTTGTAATTATTATTTTCTCTAGAATCGCTTCAGACAGGCCAAAATTTTGGAGGTACTAACACACCTAAAGGCTGCCAGAGTGGCATCAGAGAACCACAGAGCCACCTTAGAGCGTCTAGGGGTGGGGTTGCAAAATTTATTTTTCCAGATGATATGGGGAGGAACTTAAATATATATCCGTTATCTTCGTTACTAATATATGTGTACTACTTTGTTTCTACTTTAATAGATAGTTCAGGTGCTTGAATATTGACTGTCTCTACAGACTCTCCAATCACTTTGCCTAGTGAATCTAATATTTGTGCTGCTGTTTGTAATTGACCTTTTGAAACTGCCTTATTAAATAATCTCACTCTCATCGCTTGAAGTCTTGGAAGCATATTTTCTCTATCTTTTTCCCAATCTTCATTATTCCATTGTTTTACACGACTCCAATCGCTCCAAGCTGAAGTTTCTGCAATACCTTCAATCTTTGCGTGTTCTAAAACTAACTGCCTTGTAGTTTTCCCTTCTAGTTGACGAGAATATAATCTTTGACTTCTAGCCTGGATATGTTCTCTTGTATTGCAAGCAAACTTAGAACGTCTTTTTTTCTTCTCTACTTGTTGTTCTTTAAATTCTTCTGGGACGAAACCAGACAAAATAGATTCAGCCACGGACTCAATCAAAAGTAATGTAATAATTGAATGATAACCTAGAAATAGTGAATTAGGCTATAAAAGGGGGGTAATAATTGAAAAATTTGTTATTTTTTAGTGTATGCCAGTAAAAAACGCACCAGAAATCAGTTTAAGATATGCTCAAGGTCAAGTTTTCGGTTGTGAAAAACGATTTCGTGTCCTCGTAGCTGGCAGAAGGTTTGGCAAATCATACTTATCCTGTATTGAACTACTTCGTGGAGCGATAAATCGACCAGGGGAGACATATTTTTACTGTGCACCGACATATCGAATGGCGAAAGATATAGCATGGAAGGAACTGAAGAGGTTAGTGCCTAAGATCTGGGTCAAGTCTAAAAATGAGACAGATTTGAGAATAGAATTAATTAATGGATCGACAATCGAGCTAAAGGGAACAGAAAATGCAATGGCTTTAAGAGGAAGAAGTCTTTCGGGGGTGGTATTAGACGAAGCAGCCTTTATGGATCAAGATGTATGGGCAGAAGTTATAAGACCAGCTTTAGCGGATAAGCAGGGGTGGGCGTTATTTATTAGTACACCTGATGGAACTGCTAGTTGGTTTTATGATATGTGGTGTTTTTGTGGAGAAACCGAGCGAGATGATTGGGAAAGGTGGAGTTTTACCACGATTGAAGGAGGCAATGTTAAAGCTGAAGAGGTAGAAGCTGCTAGGAGTCAGTTAGATGCGAGAACTTTTAGGCAAGAATTTGAAGCTAGTTTTGAAAATTTAACTGGATTAGTAGCTATCAGTTTTAGTGACGAAAATATTGATAAGGAAGTACAGGATTTACAGATGTTACCTTTGTTGATCGGGTTAGATTTCAACGTAGATCCGATGGCTGGAATCTGTGCTTATAAACATGATAATAATTTATATGTTTTTGATGAAATTATGCTTACAGGAGGTGCAACTACATGGGATTTTGCAGAAGAGGTTGTTAGACGGTATGGGGTAGAGAGAAGAATTATTGCTTGTCCTGACCCTACGGGTAGTGCAAGAAAAACAAGTGGGGTAGGGGTTACAGATCACACAATTTTAAGAAGATCTGGTTTTACTGTTATGAGTCCCAAGAGTCCTTGGAAAATTAGGGATAAAATCACTGCTGTTAATACTGCTTTGCTTGATGCAAATGGAGATCAGAGAACTTTTATCCATCCGAGGTGTAAAGAGTTAATAAAATCGCTTAGAACTTTAACTTACGCTCCAAATACGGGACTTCCTAATAAGAATTTAGGAGTTGACCATGCTTTTGACGCTTTTGGTTATTTATGTTTACAACAATTTAACTTGGCAAAACCAGAGACATTAGGCCAAACTTCGTTTAGAATATACTAAAAATCACTTAATTTTTGTCATGCCTTACTACAAAGGTGTAAAAACGAAGAAAAAAGCGGTTA